TCTTTGCGTATGGCTCTGCGTCAGCCACTGTTTTAAAGCGTGACGGCCAAACAGCTTGGATGCGTTCTGGCGTTGAGTAATACAGACCCTCGCTGACACGTTTGAACCCTGCGCTTTCGTGGTGAGACTGACCCAAGATGTGAGCGCCACGTTTGGACGAAAGGCCATAGTGCTTGCAGATTGCACGCGCGGTGTTCGGGCCGAAGGCTCCGTCAGCACCGACGCCGACTTTCTCCTGAAGCCGTTTCATTGCGTTGCTCATTTCTTAAACCCTTTCATAGTCCTGATACCAAAACTTGCGGCGATGCTTGCATACATAGCCCATTGAAACCAGCTTGGTGCTTTTTCCAAGTTGGAAAAGCCTTCAGCCATGTACGGTTGTAATGGTGGAAAGAAACTGCCAGCGACAATTCCAATGAAGCAAACTGTCCACGCCTCATCCTTCCAACTATCCTTGCTTGCTTCGATTGCAGACTGTTCCCAAGAGATTTCACCAGTGGCGATCTTCATCTTGGTCTCAGCTTCAGCTTTCTTAACGGCAGTTTTGCCGTCAATTACGCTAGTTGCCAGACCGACAACGCTATTTACTATTGCACCAATCATTTCTTGGCTTCCATCGCATTAAATCCAAAGTAAGCAGCGACAACACCTGACGCAGCAACAACATACACTGTGGCGATGTCGGCGATCAAGTTGGCCGCAGTCTCTAAGCCAAGGGCAGACGCCAATACGATAGCAAACGGATACAGCAGCATGCCAGCAGCGCAGGCTGTGGTCAGGCGGCGTTGCGTGTCGCGCTTAGCGTCGTTGTCATTCATCTCTCGCCAACGATCCTCAAGGGCCAGCTTTTGCCACTCAACCTCGTCAATCTTTCCGTCTTTGTTCAGGTCAGCTTTCTCAAACTGTGTCATGTTTAACTCCTTTTCGATTGTAAAAGTTTTAAAACCTCTGAGAAATTGCGACCCGACTTGGCAGCCAGCCCTTCAATGACAACTTCTAGGTTCTTATCAAACAGACTAATAATTTCTGCATCTTTCATATTAGCCCTCAATCTTAATTCTAAAACAATGAAGGTATTCGTTGTTCTTGGTTACAAGTACAGATGCCTTCTCTTTGTGGTTAAGGCAATCAAGCTCAGATGCGTACTGCCCGATCTCAAAGTGGCTAACGACAGTTGTTAGCTGCATCCAAACGAGAAACCACATCAAAACTTCCCCTGATAACGAGCAAAATAATAAAGCGCAGTAGCAGCACCGCCAGCAGCGGCAATGAAAACAGCAGCACCGACAGCGAAGTTGATAGCGTTGTCTATGAACTCTTGCTTTTTATACGCCTCTTCCTTGCGGATGCGCCTCATCTCTGCCTCAATAGACAAAACTTCTTCCCACGCTGACGGGCCATACGTCCATGATATATGGTCTTTGATCTGCTTTCGCATCTCTTGCATTTTCTTCTTTTGCGCAAATATCTCAATAGCGTTTGCAGAGTTGTCGGTCATCATCTTATAAAAGGGTGGGTTCTTGGCTTTGTCTTCAGCATACTGAAAGTCAGAAAACGCTGAACCCCATTTTGCCAATGTGCCAGACATCTCTTGAATGTCTTTACCGGCGCTAATACCTTGTTTCAGAATATTAAAAGCCGAGGTCGCCAATCCGACCGCTGTAATTGGGTCAATCATTTTTCCATTAGGCGGTCGATCTTTTCTTCCAGCCTGTCAAATTTACTCATGATTTGCGTCAGCACTTGGTTGCTGTCAGATTTGGTCACATACTCCTTGGCCATCTCTTCCCTAGTCCTATTTAAAAGCGTTCGCAGACGCGCCAACTCATCCTGCTGACCCTTCGCCCACCACGCAATAAAGCCAAGCGCAGCGGTCAATCCGACACTCCAAAGAGAAGCCATCTCCATTATAAGACAGCTTTGACGTTGATGTTGATAATTTTAATCAGGCGCATGCGTGGTCCTCGTGCATTTAAGGTGTGAACTTTTTTACAGATTAGCACACACAAGGCGCTTGCGCTAGTTGAACACAACTGTTAACACCGTGCTAACGATGGAGAGTGAAATGGATAAATTGAAGCAAATCGGGCCGCGCATTCGTCAGGATGTCTACGACGCGCTGCACGCATACAGCGATGGCAGTCGCATGAGCATGTCGCTCATCGTCGAGCTGGCGTTGAAAGAATATCTCATGACAGAAAGGAAAACACCTGATGATAATGGGCATTGATTGCGGTTACCGCACAGGTGGCGTGGCGCTAGTCGGCGACGACTGGGCAGAGGTTCACGACCTTCCAACGTACAGCGAAGGCGGCGTTGACGTCCTTGCCTTGATGGACATCATCAAGTCGGTTGAGAAAGTGGATCACATATATATTGAGCGTCAGCAAGCAATGCCGCGCCAAGGCGTCGTTTCAACCTTCAAACTGGGCTACGGCTTTGGCCAAATCAGCAGCACATGCGCGCATTCAAAGGTGCCGTTCTCCTTGGTATCGCCGGCAAAGTGGAAGCGGGCCTTGGCTTTGCCAAAAGATAAGGACGCCGCACGGCGTCTAGCGCAGCAATGGTTTCCAGAGCAAAGTGAACGGCTCAAGCGCAAAAAGGACGAACACCGCGCAGAGGCATTGCTGATCGCGAAGTGGGGAGAGTTAAACTTATGAGCGACATACCACACGCACGGGAACTGCTGAAGCTGGCGCTGACGCGTGACAACGTATACGACACGCGCCTCACGATAACAAAGGCGCTGGAATACATGACGCGCGAGAAATACACGCGCAAGGCTTCGCCGAGATCGAGGATTATTACGAAGGAAATACGGGAAAAGATCAAACGCTGCGCCGCAGAAAACCAAGACACGCCATTGCAAGATATTGCTGTCAAGTTTGGAGTAAATGCTGGCCGAGTGTCTGAGATATTAGCGGGGAAGAAGTAATGCCAGTTAAAACTGACTTAACAAATGAAGTGTACCACGACGACCCTGCGCTGAGCGCATCGGGGGCCAAGACGATTGCGATGCAGTCGCCGGCGCACTTCAAATACGCCAAGCGCAAAGTGACGACAGCGTTTGATTTGGGCACAGCGGTTCACACGCTGGTTCTTGAGCCGCATTTAAGCAGCACAGTCTGGTGCGGACCAGAGACACGCAGGGGCAGTGCTTGGAAAGATCAGTATGCAGCCGCAGCCGAAGAGGGCGCGATCCTGCTGACTGAGGGAGATTACCAGATCGCAGTGGACATGGCGAACTCAGTGCGGTCAAACGCAGCCGCAATGGAGCTGCTGGGCGGCGATCTGCTGGTTGAGGCAAGCATATTCTCACATGATGAGGCGACCGGCGTTGATATGCGCTGCCGACCCGACGGATGGCGCAAAGACATTGCCGCCGTCATAGATTTGAAAACTACAATCGACCCATCTCCATATGGTTTTGCTAAGCAATGTGCCAACTTTGGCTATCACTTACAGGACCAATTTTATCGTCGCTGCATGCTAAATGATGGCCACGAAGTGGATCGGTTTATCTTTATCGCCGTGGGCAAGGATGCACCTTACCCCGTCGGCGTCTACGAATTGGACCACCAGTCGCTCGACGAAGGCGCGGCTGGAGTGCAATGCGCATTGGAGAAATATCACCAAGCGCTTAAAACGAATGTCTGGGAATATGGATTTGGTGACTTGCAAACGATCCAAATCCCGTCCTATTCATTCACCTTTACGGCAACTTAGTCAGGAGACACACATGCCAATATCATTCGGATCAAACGACACAGCAGGCGCAAGCAACTACGTTCGCGCCAATCTACCGCAAAATCGCTGGTGGGCAAAGACAGACGCAGGCGATGAAAACATCGACATGGATCGCGGACTAGCAATAGACATTAAAGACGTTACGCTGGGCTGGCTTCACATTGATGTAGGCGTTCGCGATTGGCAGGCATTTCCAAGTCCTTCACAGGCAACGCCACGTCCAAGCGAAAACCACAAGAACGGCTTCGAGGTGAGCTGCTGGCTGTCTGATGGACGTCCGGCGACTTTCAGTGGGAACAGCTATGGCTTGGGCCAGTTTATCGCCAAGCTATACAACGAGGCAGAAAAGTCGCCAGAGTTTACAGAAGGTAAAGTGCCGGTTGTGCAAGTCACGTCGTCAACTCCCGTCCTGATCGGCAAGGGCACGTCATACGATGTCGGCTTCAATATCTCGAAGTGGATCGACAAGCCATCTGAAGACGAGGCACCCGTTGCAGCACCAGTAGCAGCACCGGCAATGGCACCAGCCGCAGCGCCAACCGCAACAGCGGACGCGCCAGCGGATAATAACTTCGGCTTCTAAGGCAACTGGGGGGGCGCACGCTGCGCCCCTTAAACAAACAAGAAAAAGGGAAAAAGATGTCCGAAG